GAGTACAAGGCTAACCGTAGAGACCTCGCCGATCCAACACACTTGGCTTCCGTGCGTGAGTTTCTGGTTAGAGAATGGGGAGCTGAAGTCGTCTCCGGTTACGAAAGTGACGACGGAATTGGAATCGCAGCTAAAGGCGACTTTGTTATCGTCTCCAACGACAAAGACTTCAAACAAATCGCTGGCGAACACTATAACCCGATTAACCTTACTTGGGAAGTGGTGGATGATGAAACTGCTGCCCTACGGTTCTTCTGTCAAATGCTTGAGGGGGATCGCTCAGATAACGTTGCAGGAATTGACGGACTCGGACCAGTTAAGTCCAAACGAATACTCGATGGACGTTCCATCGAAGAGATGCATAGTGAAGTACGCAGAATATACGCCGACGACGAACGGTTCCTTCTCAATCTGCGTCTCCTACGTATACTAAGAGACGAATCAGAACTAGAGGAAATCTATGCTGACATCAAGCGCGAAAAACAAGGGGAGGAGCCTACAAAAGCATGTAGTAGCCCTGATCCTGAAACACTTTCCGAAGCTAACTAAGGATGACGTTCGCTCTACTTCTATGGGTGCTGCTGGCCGCGACGTTCTTCTCTCTCCTGCTGCACTTGCCAGTTTTCCGTTTGCCGTTGAGTGTAAAAGTTATGCTAGGGTTGCTGTTTATAGTTGGTTTGACCAGTGCATTAACAATGCTGACGAATCAACCCCTTTACTAATAATCAAACAAAACTACTCAGAGCCCTTAGCGGTTCTCAAGCTATCAGACTTTATGGAATTGTGTGCAAGTAAAAAAACTAATTAAACTAGAAACAGGGACATATTTAGTCGAAGGTGACTTCTCTGAAGCTGAGATGGAAGTCATCGTGGAAGCAGGACTAAATCTACTACTAGAGACAGGAGCACTACCTTTTACGGAGGGTGAAGAAGAGGATGAGCCTTATCTGGTACATCCCCCATCAGACCTAAAACAATGAAACTCCTTCTTCTTGATATCGAGACCAGCCCCAACACAGCATATGTGTGGGGTATCTGGCAAGAGAACATTCCACTAGCACGTCTAATTGAATCCAGTAAGGTACTGTGCTGGACTGCCAAATGGTATGGTGAAGATGAAATTTATTTCCAGAGCACCTACAAGACTAAAGAAAAAACAATGCTCAAGCGCATCCATAAGCTTCTTGATGCTGCTGACGCTGTTATCACTTATAACGGTAATAAGTTTGATCTTCTTGTCCTGAACAAGGAGTTCTTTTTAAATGGACTGTCGCCACCTGCACCTTACAAATCGGTAGACCTTTACAAGACAGTAAAGAGTAAGTTCCGGTTTGTATCGAACAAGATGGATTATGTTTGTCAACAACTAGGGATTGGCAAGAAAGTAGAAACTGACTTCTCCCTGTGGGTCCGATGCATGCAAGGTGATCCTACTGCATGGAAGCACATGGAAGAATATAATATCAATGACGTACTAATGCTAGAGGGTCTCTATGACAAAATCAAACCTTGGATCAAAGGGCATCCGAATCATTCTGTACACACCAGTTCTCTTGTCTGTCCTCGTTGCGGAGGCGATCATATCCAAAGTCGAGGATTTACTACACTTCAAGCACACAAGTATCGACGGCTACAGTGTACATCCTGCGGACATTGGTTCCGTAGTAACAAAGCGGAAAAACAAGAAACAACAGAAAAGTATGTAGACCTATGACAGACGAACAGACAGACGATCTAAATGGATTTCCTAAATATCTTCCAGACTTCGAGACCTATCATCCTATCCCCTTTTTCTCAGGAACAGTGTTTTACGATGACGAAACAGATTGATTCAACTCTACAAGAACGTGGTAATCAATATGGTGCTTTTGTGCATCAAGCCCGTATTGCACAGAGCCTAAAAGAAGTATTTAAAAACACACCCAATTGGGATGTACTAGCAGATGACCAGAAAGAAGCTCTAGATATGTTCGCTAACAAACTAGGGCGTATTCTAAATGGTAATCCAGATTTTGTAGATTCGTGGCATGATATTTCAGGTTACGCAACACTGGTGGAGAAGCGACTAAGTGGTGAAATTCTCTAACGGAAAAAAGGGCATGGAACCGTGGATCGAAACAATCAATGGTAATAAATTCTGGTTTGATCGGGGAGATACAGAAGGAATCGACATTCGGGATATTGCTCATGCCCTGTCAAATCTATGTCGATACACTGGTCATTCTAAGTATTTCTTTTCTGTGGCCGAGCATTCCATTAATGTTGCTCTCGTACTCCCAAAACACAAACAACTCTGGGGACTACTTCACGATGCAAGTGAAGCCTACCTAGCAGATATTGCCAGTCCAGTCAAACAACTCATTCCAGAGTATAAAAAAATGGAAGAGAAAATTATGTTCAGGATTGCACAGAAGTTTAAACTACCTATTGGCTTCCATGAAGATCGTGAAGTAAAGGAAGCTGATTGGGCTTGTCTAAAAGAGGAAGCTAAAATTCTCCTCCCATCAGGGGGAGAAGATTGGTACTTTCCGACACTAAACAAGAAAGGACTTAGACCCATGCTGCTATCTTGTGACGCAGCGAGACAGGAGTTTATTGATATGTATCACAACGCCCTATGAGTATCCTATCAACCATTGTATTACCTGCGCTGATTCCAGCAGCAGTTGATGGTGTGAAACAGATCATCACCCGCTTCACAGGTGGTGTACGTCCTACATCAGTAGATGAACAGATTAAACTGGAGAATGCCGGTGTTGAACGTCTCAAGGCTCTATCAGAGCTGGACAAACCAGTGGGTACTCCGTCTCAGTGGGTTATTGACCTACGAGCGTCTTTTAGATATATCGCTGCTGGTGTTGCTGTTGGTGCTGCTATTTCGTCGCTTTTTATAGAAATGCCCATGGAAGTGCGGCTGCTAGCACTTGATTGGGGTGCCGCAGCAGGATCATTTATCTTTGGTGAACGTATGTATCTTGGACTTAAAGGAACTAAATGAGTCTAACCTATGAGGAGGTGTGTGAGCATCTCGTAAAACTTGATGAAATTACCCTGTTAGAAGTGCTAGACATCTCCTCAGAGGACCTCGTTGAACGCTTCCGTGACGTAATTGAAGAAAAACTAGAAAAACTAAAAAATGACGTTGAAGAAGAATTTTCCGATCCTGACGAATAAGCAACGGGACGAGCAAGTTAAGCACGGTAAGATCCGATATCGTAAAGCTAAACAACAAGTAAAAGAGGCTGAAGCAGAGATTAAGGAGTGGAAAAAGATTGTTCGTTAACCGATTTAAAACACCGTTTGCTGAAGAGATTTTTCGGAGGAAATACGCCAACGGTCCCAACGACAGTTGGGATGCCCTCAGCGACAGACTGGTTGAAGACGTGTGTGGATCACGTTGGGGCACCACTAACAAACTTCTCTCCGACTCAGATCGTGCTCAGCTCTCAGAATATATCAAACAGCAAAAATTCCTTCCGGGTGGACGCTATCTTTACTACGCCGGACGGCCGGCTAAGTATTACAACAACTGCTACCTACTACGAGCGGAAGAAGATACCAGAGAAGAATGGAGTGAAGTAACATGGCGAGCTATGTCATGTCTTATGACTGGAGGCGGAATTGGCATTGACTACACGCGACTACGACCGGCTGGAAAACCGCTTAGTCGAACTGGAGGAGTATCTTCGGGTCCTATCCCTCTCATGTTTGCAATCAATGAAATCGGGCGAAATGTTATGCAGGGGGGAAGTAGACGATCTGCAATTTATGCGAGCCTTAACTGGCAGCATGAGGACATTAGTGACTTCCTTAAAGCTAAGAACTGGCACGACCAACCAATTGCAAACGGACTGACTGTATGGGACGCAAAGCAGACGAACTTCAACTTCAACGCCCCGCTGGATATGACCAATATCAGCGTGAACTACGACAATGCCTTCTTAGAGGAAGTAAACAAACGCTTCTACGAAGGGGATGCTCAACCACCAAGAGTTTTCTTGGAGAATTGCCGGCAAGCAATGATGACTGGCGAGCCCGGCTTCAGCTTCAACTTTGGGGATAAGGAGAATGAAACCCTTCGCAACGCTTGCACAGAAGTTACGTCTGAAGATGACAGCGACGTGTGCAATCTTGGCTCTGTCAATCTCGGCAATATTCAAAATCTGGACGAGTTCAAGGCAGTTGTCCAGCTTGCATCTAAGTTCCTCGTCTGTGGGACTATACGAGCGGATCTACCTTACGAAAAAGTCTACAAGGTTCGTGAAAAGAACCGAAGGCTTGGGTTGGGTCTTATGGGTATTCACGAATGGCTCCTCAAACGAGGGTACAGATACGAGGTAAATGATGAGTTACGGAAATGGCTTGAGGTTTACACAGGAGAGAGTGAGAGAGCTGCTAATGAGCATTGCGACAGGCTCTACATCAGCAGGCCAGTCGCTTATCGTGCTATCGCACCAACTGGATCTATCGGTATTCTCGCCAGCACAACTACGGGAATTGAGCCATTATTTGCTACAGCATTTAAACGACGTTTCCTCACTGATGGCACTAAATGGCGATATCAGTTCGTTGTTGATGCAACAGCAGAATCTCTCATTAGAGAAGGAATCAACCCCGATTCAATTGAAACTGCCCTTGACCTAGCAGATGACTACGAACGAAGAATCAAGTTCCAAGCCGACATTCAAGATTACGTTGATATGTCAATTAGCTCAACGATTAACCTACCCCAATGGGGTTCCAAGAATAACAACGAAGGGAGCGTTAAAGCGTTCGCTAATGTCTTGGGTAAATATGCTACACGGCTCCGGGGTTTTACGTGTTACCCAGATGGAAGTCGAGGAGGTCAACCACTCACGCGAGTAGATTACCACGAAGCTGTCAAGCACAAAGGTACTACTTATGAAG